CCTTTTTTTTGTGTGTTTGTTCTACTCGTGAGACTGTTCCGGTGTTGATTTGTACTCGTCTTGATCCGTCTGGTCTTTGTGTTGTTGTTTCCATTTCAGGTCCTTCCGATTATTTTTTTAATCATCCATCTTATTAGTTTTGTTATTGTTTTACTTGTTGTGGCGTGAGTCTTGTCGGTCCATCGGTTTATTATTCGGAGTCTGCTTATTATTATTAAACAGAGCGACTTTCTCATTTTGTATTTTTTCCTTTCCGATAATTTGTTTTGCTGTGCATAGGTGTCGTATGTTTTTGAAGGCTTTTATTACTCCTGTTTTGTCGTCGTATTCTCCGATTTCCCAAACCTGGAAGTCTTCCGGGTAGTTTAGGAAGACAGAGTTTGGTTGAGTGAATATTTCTGAGCATTTTCTCATAGCGTGTCTTGCATTGTTTGCAGGGAATGGTGGCATGTATATTTCCATTTTGTTGTCATATATTGAGTAGAGTTGTAGAATCATTCTTCAAATGTCCTTTCGTATAGGCGTTGTTGCCCCAGTCTGATTTTGTGTTTAACGATTAATCTTTTTATTGTTTTTTCTTCTCTGTTGTCGTAATTCTCCTTTCTGCGTTTTTGGCGTATCTTATTCATTTCTGTTGGGAATGTAGCTTCGTACATTTTGTCATAGTATTTCGGTGCTTTAATTATTTTACCGTTTTCTGTTATATAGTCTTTAGGGTATAGGTCATGCTTAAAGTTGTCAAACCAATTTTTACCGAGTCCGGGGCGTCTGCTCATTGTTATATATTCCGGCTCGACATTGTAAATCTGTCCGGTTTGTTGGTTTGTTTTTTTGTAGTGTTGTTGTGCGTTTTTTCCAGTAATTTTTTTGAGTATGTATTTAGCAATGTATGCAGCACTTTCGAAGGTAACGTCGCCAATAGAGTGAAATCCTTTTTTCCATATATGAGCGAGGATTTCTGAGTTGTACCATCTATGTCCTTTTTCTGTCTTGACGTATTGTTTATCTGGAAAGTCAAAATTAAAAAGGCAAGCGTGGTGGTGAGGTCGTGTAAATTTGTGTCCGTATTCACCACAGTGAAAATAACGGATGGTATCAATAGTTTCAATAGTACCGTCGTTTTTTTGTCTTGTTTTTCCAAGGAATCTCCTTCTTAGTTCCTTTATGAATTTTTGGAAGTCTGTTTTGTCTAGTATTCCGTTTTCGTTTATGTTGTCGTCATCGAATGTCAGGGTGATGAAACAGTTGTTTTCGTATTGTTGGGCTTCGTGTACACATCGTATTGCCCATTCTCGTGATCTATCTATCCTGCATCCGATACATTGGTTGCAAGGTAGGTCTATCTTAGTATAAGGTCGGTTCTTTACTTGGTTTTCCTTGAAGACGATTAGTTGTTTTCCGTTTTGTGTTTTTTGGTTTAGTATTGAGTAACCTTGTAGTGGACTATAGCAAGTCATACGTTGTTACCTTTCGAGAAATAACTCCCCCCTTCGTAAGAAGATGAGGGGGGAGTTCTTTCGTTTGTGTTTTAGAGTCTGATTCCGCCTCTTCTTGGATTACGGGACAGGTTTTTTGGATGTATTTTGTTTGCTGTTTTGCTAAAGTATCTGTCCGATTTTCTTTGGTTCATTGGTTTTCTGAATCTTCTCATTTTGTTTCCTTTCTTTAGGGTCCATACCAGTTGTGTTTTTTACGTAGTTTGTTCATTGATTGTCTGAAGTCTTTGTTAGATGGTGTTTTTGATTTTGCTTTTTTGTATGCTGCTTTGATTGCTTGTACGACTTTGTCGTCCATGTAGTCGAGTTTTGTTTTAACTGCGCTGTTTGCTTGTTTGCCTTTTGAGATTATTGTGTCGGCCATGTCTGACATTACGCCTGCTGTAGCTCCTATTTCTGGGCGTATTCCTGCTTTTTTTGCTATTGCTGCTGTCATTGTTGAGGTTTGCATTTTTTTTCTGTTTTTGTCGTAGTAGTCCCACATTTCCTGATCGAAGTTTGCTTGCACGTTTGCGATTTTTGATTGTGCTATTGTTTGTTTAACGTTGGCGTTCATTTGTTTCATTTGTATTGCGGTACTTACGCTATTTGTTAGTGCGTTTCCCATGTCTGGTATTGTTGCTAGTGATCCACTTGGTGTAGATGCTCCTTTACCTCCTGTTGCGGATAGTATTGGGTTTAGTCCTGCGAGTTTTAGGTCGTTTACTTGTCTTTGGTGTGCGGTGTTTGACATCCTTGCTTGAAACCGCATAATTCTTTTTGCGAGTGATTTTGACATGCTGCCACTTATTAGGGAACCGCCGATGCTGCCGCCTGCCATTGCACCGCTTAGTAGTGCCATTTCCATGCCGGTCATGGTTTTTCCTTTCTAAAAGTGGTCGATGAAGCCCGGTATTGAGTATGTTGGTAACGGGCGTGCGCATATTAGGTCGAGGTAGCCATCGAATATTAATTCTGGTTCGCTTGGTACGGCGACGACTCTTGATATTGGTGGATTTTCTTCAATGAAGGTTGAGTTTAAGACTGGTAGTGTTGCGAAGTCTTGGCTTAGATGCCATACGTCCAGGCTTGTGGAGTGGTCGCTTCTTAGTGTTGATGTTATTTTGCTGTTTTTATATCTGTATTCGGCCCATCTTTCTTGGTATCCGAATACGTCTTCATCGTTTGCAGAGCCGTCTGCCCATATTTCTTTGTTTAGTATTTCTTGTTCGCCCAGGTGCGCGAGTGCCGGGAAATAGTAGTCATATCTTGTTTGTCTGTTCCACATTCTGTCGATACCTTGTTGATATGTTAAGTCTGCTCGTGCGCTTACGAGTCCGATGATTACTCCGTGTTCGGTGAAGGATTTGTTGAATCCGATTCCGCTGCTTGTTTGGTATCCTATTGCTGTTAGGTGTCCTTGTGGATTTACTGCGTCTTCTGATGTGTTTGCTACAGGTTGGACTATTATTGGTGCTGTCCCTCCTCCGATATATTCTGGTCTTTGTAATACTGCGTCTTGTGGATCTGTTACACCGAAGTGGCTTCTTATTATTTCGCAGTATCTTGTTCCTCCTCTTGCGTCTCTTTCGAGCATTTTTTGGAGTTGGAATGCCTCTCGTATAGAGTTGATTGGGCTCGCTGTTGCAGTTGATAAATCTGCATATAATATGTTATTTGTCGAGGCGCTACTTGAGCTTGCTGTAACTGTTGGCGTTGAAGCTACCATTGCATGTATTGCTGAATGTTGATCTGAATAGACTGTGATTGAATTATTGTCTATCGCATTGTGGTGAATGTTTGCTGATTGTCCTATTGGTAGTTCGACTTCGTTGCCTTTTTGTGGCCAAGGGAGGCATGACGTAAAGTAGTCGTGCCTTTTTCCACGTTTTTGTAGTATGTAGTCTGTTACTGTGTCGGGTCCATCATCTTTGTCAACGGTTATTGAGTCCTGGAGGTTTTGGTCTCTGAAGAAAGTATTCCAGCATAGGTTGTATGCGCGTCCGTGTAGGTTGTTGATTGTGAGCGAAGCGATTCCTGTTGGTATTCCGAAGTAGTCATAGAGTTCGTCTTCGGCGAAGTTTGCTGTTACAGTTGGTACGGTGAAGTCGATGCTGTCTCCAGGGTCGTCTTGCTGACCCATAAATTTTTGCCAATTGTTCCATAGGAGCCTGTTTGGGACGAAGAAGAAGAAGTAGTCAAGGTACATGTTATCCATGAATGGTGTTAGTGGTGTTGCTAGTCTTGCGACCGTGTGGCATGTTAGATGAAAGCTGTCTCCGGGTAGCACTTCATCGCAGTAGATTGGAATTAGCCAGCCTGAGTCAAAGGCAGTTTTTACTGCGTGTGAGCGCTTGAAGCTGGAGCGTGGTATGTCTGCGTGCGGTATAGTTGAGAAGTCGTGTTGCATTACGCTTCGCATTCTGGGATTAGGTATTTGAGTCATTTTGAATCCTTTCGTTAAATTGCCTATTTTAACATTTATTTTTCGCACCTGGGGCAAGATAGGTAAGCTCTCTTGCCTTCGGACAGTTTAGTTACTTGTTAATAACTGTCCGAGTCGCCAATGGGTTTATCCTTGGCTTTGTCCGGTTGCTCCAGATACTGGTGTCGGTGTAGTTGCCGGTCCTGGTGTTGGTGTCTGTGGTGGTTCTAAGGGCGGTGTTGCGCCGTCTGGCCATTTTTCCGGCGTTGTTGGTGCTTTAGGTGGTCGTTCGATGAGTCCCATTTCTATTGCTTCCTGCTTGTTGTTTGGGTCGTTGAGGAATGTGATTAGTTTGCCAGGGTTGTTTTTGAATCTGTTTCGTATTTTTGATGGTAGTTGTTGAAAGTTTTGTTGTGCGTCTAGTATTTTGTTTCTGGCGGTTTGGTAGTCTTCAATTGATGTGAAGTCGCCGTAGTGAGCTCCTGTCTTGACCGGTATGAGACCGGTCTTGTTTGCTTTTGCCATGATGGTGTTGATGTTAACCTTTTTTTTGTGTGTTTGTTCTACTCGTGAGACTGTTCCGGTGTTGATTTGTACTCGTCTTGATCCGTCTGGTCTTTGTGTTGTTGTTTCCATTTCAGGTCCTTCCGATTATTTTTTTAA